GGATGTCCTTACGCGAGCTAATAATTTCCACAAAAAAGATTGGAAGGATACCTTTGATGTCGTTTGTAAAAATGATATAAAAGCTAGAGATTTGTGGAATATTATTTGGAAAAATTCTGTTGAGTCGGGCGATCCTGGTATATATAACATCGACTTAGCAAATAGGTACACTAATGTTTCATACTTTGAAAGGCTGGATTCAACGAATCCTTGTGGCGAGATTTCATTACCCTCTTATGGGAACTGTTGCCTCGGCAATGTTAATCTTTCTAATATGGTACTTGATGATGGGACTGATGTGGATTGGAAGCGTCTTGCAAGAACGGTGCGAACAGGTATTCGGTTCTTAGACAATGTACTTACTGTTAATAAGTTTCCTACGGACACATGCAGGAGGATTGGAGAAAGATCTCGTAGGATTGGGTTAGGCGTAACAGGTCTACATTATATGCTCATTAAACTGGGGATTAAGTACGGTAGTGAAAAGTGCCTTGAGTTCTTAGACCGATTGTTCACTACTATACGAGATGAATCGTACAAGCAATCCATTTATCTCGCAAGGGACAAGAGCCCATTCCCAGAATTCGAATACAAACAATTTTTAAATGAAGATTATGCAAAAACTCTCCCCGCTCGTATTAGAATGCTTATCAAACGATACGGGATCAGAAATGCTGTTATGCTTACTATCCCTCCTTGCGGTACTATCTCTATGCTCCACGGGGTTAGTTCAGGCATTGAGCCTATTTTCTCTGCTATGTATACCCGCCGTTATCGGCATAACAATATTTGGAAAGAGAAATTAGTTGTTGACCCCTTATTCCGAGAATACTTTGAAAAAGACAGATCACTTGAATGCTTCGTCGGAGCCTATGATGTGGCCCCCGAAGACCACATTCGGGTACAAGCGACGATCCAAAAATACATGGACTCCTGTATCTCGAAAACTATTAATCTCCCTTCCACTTCTACACCTGAGGAATTCTCTCAAGCAGCTTTGGATTATGCTCCGTACCTGAAAGGGTTGACGGTGTATAGAGCAGGAGCAAAGGAAGGTGAGCCGTTGGAAGCTATCCCCCTTACTCCAGAAAGCATCGAAGAGCATATGACGGTATTTGCCGAACCTTCCCTGGCTACAGGAGATTCGTGTTCTATGGCAGCGGAGGGTCAATGCTAATGCCTACTTACGAATGGATATGTAGAGAGTGTAAGATTTATTGGGACCGAGAGTGTAGATTAGGTAAAGCTCCTGATCGAACTAGGTGCCCAGAATGCAAGAAGTTATCTTCTAGATATTGGCAACACCAAGGAGTGGCAATATCTTTTAAGGATGATGGGGACGGCAATCGAGGGTCTGGGGCTGGAGATTTCCATACTGTTAAAAGACGGTATGAAAAACATGCTGAAGATGGGTATGATCAGGACTCTGCAAATAAATTTTTAAGACGACATATTGAGGCTTCCCGAGCTTCTCAGGATGATGAGTCTTTCCGCTATAAATCAGCAAATATTGATTATGAGAAGTTCGCTAAGGAAGGAAAAGCAAGAAAACTAAATGATAAAGAGAGTGCTGAAAAAATAGAAAGGTGTAAAAAATTGACCTCGGAAGCCTATGATAGAGCTAACAAGATGGGCTACAAGGACATCGGTAAAACAGAACTAGATATCACAAAACCCCAGAAGCAAGGTTAGAAATGGCATACGAATTTAGTGAAAATATCCAACGAGGTATTTTGTACTTTTTAAAATCTGATAAGGACTTCTACTTACAGATTGTTAACTTGATTAAGCCTGAGTTTTTTGAGTTTCCCTCCCATGCTAAGATCTTTACAGCAGTAAAGGATCATTATGAGAAGTACAATAAACTTCCTACGGATGATTTTATTTTACAAGATCTCAAGCCTAAGATTGGAGCAAGAGAAAATGTTTCTGATTATGAAGATGAGATTCTTTATGTAAATAATCTGGATACTTCTACGGTGAGCAACGCTGATTACATGCTGGACCTTGTGGAGGGCTTTGCTAAGAAAGAGGCTATGAAGTCTGCTATCTCTCAAAGCATTTCATTAATTAAAGAAGATAGAGTGGAGGAGGTAGAAGCTCTTGTAAGAAAGGCTCTTCTCACTAATAGAGATGTGGATACGGGCCAGGATTACTTTGATGATTTTGCTGGTAGGTGGGATAGGATCTTCAATAAGAAGAATGAAGTAAAATATAAAACCATTCTTCCCTCTTTGAATAGGTCATTAGAAGGAGGCTTAGGTAGCAAAGAGTTGGCTATGGTAGTCGCTCCTCCTGGAGTGGGTAAGTCTTTGTTCCTGGTCAATCAGAGTGTTCATTCTTTGATTGAGGGGCGTAAGGTGTTATACATTTCCCTAGAGATGAGTGAAGATAAGATTGCTCAACGCTTTGATTCTATTATGACATTGGTTCCTCAATTCAAACTCAAAGATCCTTCCAGTCAGCTTAATGTTAAAGAGAGGCTTGAACTATTTCAGAAGGAGTTCCCTGGTAGCCAATTGGTTATTAAAGAGTTCCCCACAAGCCAAGCCTCTATCAATACTATTCGCAATCTCCTTGTGCAGCTTAAAAACTATGATGAGTTTGAGCCTGATCTTCTCGTCATAGACTACCTTGAATTGATGCGCCCCACTAGGGATATTCAGCAAGAATATCACGCTCAACAGAGAGTAGCGGAGGAGATTAGGGGGATTGCTATGGAAAATAACTTCCTTGTTTGGACTGCAACGCAAACTAACCGTCAAGGAAGGATGGTAAAAGTTATCACAGACGCAGAGCTAGGAGATTCTTATGGAAAGATTAGAACTTGTGATTTTGCTATATCTCTCAACCAAAGCGAGGAAGAGTTTGATCAGGGGAATATGAGAGCTTATGTGATTAAGTCTAGAAACGGAAGACCTCGTTTTACTGTTCCTATGAGCGTAGATTATGGGGTCTTGAGAATGTCAGAGGCAGAAGATACTTATGAAAACGGAGAAGAAGAATAATGGCAGCTAAAAAACCCCAGCACCCGATGGTTGTTTTTACGGGAATTAAGGAATTTGTTATTGTCCAAAAAGCTCTAACCAAAGATAATCTTTACGGATGTGTAGAGTTTCCTAAGTCTGTGCTTACCATTGATCCTAATCAATGTATTGAGGACTACCGAGGTACTCTCCTGCATGAAATTTGCCACATTGGTTTTGAGTTGTACGGACTGGGGGAAGATGAGGATATACCTCAACTAGGTAACGAATTTCTAACTACAGTCACTTCCAATATGATTCAGCAATTAGCTACATTAAACAAAGAACTATTTGAATTTATCTTCGACTCGGCTAAATAGAATAGGAGATTAATAATGGCTATTTATTTAAAGAGAAATACTACGGCAACTAAATTGAGTGTACTTCATCACGGAACTTGGAAATTTGCTCTTCCTACTAATAAAGTGAGAGTATCTGAGGGAATTTCATACTATAAAATTAATTATACATTTGGAGTTTTAGATAGTGAGGAACAAAACCCACTGAATATATTACAAATAGGACAGCCGTTTGATTACTTGGTTTTGAATGCTTTAGGAACTTATAGTGTAATGTCCCAGAAAGAGTACAATATTCTTTTTCCCCAACCTATACAATATCATACCACTCCCCCTCCTCTTTCCTCAGAAGCTTTAAAAGATCCAAATTTTCTTACGAAAGTTGTTGAAGGTCAGACCTCGCCACAGTATAATAGTACTCAAGCAACCCCTCCGACTACAGGAACCTCAACATACTAACTATGAATACTTTAATTGAAACTCTCGATGATTTTACTTGGGAGAACTACAAGGACATTAGTGATGCTCTAGTTAACTTTACCGATCATGGAGTAGAAGATGAGATGTTTCGACAAGCATCAATTTACTCCTACTATTATGGTTTGATGAGTAGGGCTAAAAGGATGTTGAATGAGAGCAGCCTTGAGATTACTCGGTATTCTGCTAACCTCAGAAAAGTGTCTAAGAGAGAATCTTCTACTAAGCTGACTGCTAAAGACCTGGATGATATCGTCTTTGGTGACGATTACTATTCTGAGTTGCAGGGCAGCGTGGATGAGGCTACATTTAAATACGAAATGCTTAAGGGACTTGTTCGCGCCCTTGAACAGAAGAAAGATATGTTGAAGCAAGTGTCTGCAAATAAACGCGAAGAAACTAAATTATACAAGTAATACTACTATAATAACTAACTATTAACTAAAGGAAACTAAAATGGCTATCGACCTTAATGCGCTTCGTTTGAA